GATTTGCTTCATGCGTTTGGTATCATCTTTGATTTGTTGCTCTTGCCACGCTTGCTCACGTTTTATCCAATAGTCGGGAGTTCTCATAGGTTACTCCTCATTTGTTTCAGGAACTACTGTATCTGTTCCCTTTTCACTAGGTTGCTTATCCTTGTCAAAGATAGCTGTAGAAGCTTCTTCTTTTTTGATTTTTTCCATTTCAGCTTGGACATCTGGAATAACGGAAATGACACTTAAAGCAGTTTCTTGGCTAGTGATTCCCATAAGAATATTAGCAGTTTCAGCTTGCTCTTTAATATCTTTAGGCTCATTACGAGTAAAAGTGTACTCAATATCTTTCCAAGCTTCCTTGTTTGAAACGTTCGTACTTAACTCACAATATAGTTTGTATCGACTATTCAAAGAAGATTGGAACTTACGTTGAAATGACAGAGCTAGGTTGCTCATTGCTTGAAGTTTGTAAGCTAACGAGACACCACTTGATGACCCGAAAGATTCATCAGAGATATTCGCAACCATTGTTGTTTGGAAGATTAATTTAGTTAGTCTGTCCAATAGATTTTCTGTTTGAGAATCACTATCAGGCTTTTCTAAGAATTTAACATCTACTTTTGAAGCAGAACCACTTTGATTATTCTGATTCTTATCATAATAATTAATTAGACGATTATCTTTGATATTTTTAGCATCTTCTTCGTCTATTTCTGCTCCCATGAAAACCAAATACTGATCGCTAAAATAATCAACGTCATTTGCTTTTTCACTAATAGCTTTATTAAAAGCGTTGACTAATGAAATAACAGATTCAAAAATACTCATTCGTTCTTCGTTGAAATAGAACTCTACAACTGGCAAATCTGGATATGGGTTGTAAGTCTTTTCTCCAAAGCTAATCTCATCATTTTCTCCGCTGATTTTAATAGTTTCAAGTAGAGTATAAACTTCTCCATGAAGTTTTTTGTCCTCGTCAACACCATATCTCACGGCAAATAAAGGCTCTTGTTTGACTGTATCGTCATAGACCATAAACATATTTTCTGGACTATTATAAACAACATTAGTTTGTGTCTCTTCGTCTTGATACAAGAGTTCAAATGCTCGACCATAAATACAAGCCATCTTTGCAAGCTCTGACTCTTCATCTTCCATGTCATTCAGGTTATCAAATTCTTGTAGTTTAGAAAGTATTTCTTTATCTGAATGAGACTTTTTAACTGGAATCCCATTAAAGTAACCTGTGAAAGTATCAACGATATATTTAGTGAAATTAACAGCTAAACGATTGTCAGGTTTCCAAGAATCTTTTGCCGGTTCATCATCAATAGCCATAATTCCAAGATACATATTTTTTAAGTACTCATACCGAGCAACTTCTAATTTATGTTTTTCCATGAACTTGTTAACCACTTCAACTGTGATTGGTTCATCTTTTGGAAATGTCATTAATTTAGGTGGTTTGTATTTCAATTAGAAATCTCCTTTTATATTTTAAATGATTTTAATCCGGCTTTTATTCGCTTACCACTCATTGTCTCAGCAATCCCGGTTGTTGCATCGGGCGCATCATCATGTTTATTTTTACCTTCACGTTGATAAGTCGTCATTGCTTGATAGTATTCTGGAAAGCGAGTCCGCCAGTCATTAGGAAATCGAACGTGCTGCTCTATCCAATAACTATTGGAATAAATTCGGGCTTCTTTATTATTTCCTTGGAAGAAATCTTCTACAGCACAAGCCACTTTGCCTTGAATCTTATCCCTGACAGAACGAGCAAAAGACCGACCGCCATTGTTGCGCTCGATTCTTGATACATTCACTCTGTTATTAATTAATTGGTTGGCCACTGCGTTTTCTGTGTACTTCATCGGCTTTTGAGTGTAAATAATATCCAACACATCCGCAAAGCCGTCTGAGGTTTCACCCCACACAATCGAACAGAGATAGTCTTTCCCAGTGTCTGCGGTATCGCAATAGTTCCAAATCTTTTTGTACTCTGAACGAGCATTGTAAGTCTGGAACTCACTATATAATCGACCTTTGACATCAATCGGCTCTTGTTGGTAGTTGGCGCTGGCAATATCAGCCCCCATTGTTTTTACTTTGCGCTTATAATCTTCAAGAGTCAGAACATCATCACAAAGCATTTCATTCGTTTGCTCGTTGAAAGCCTTGAAATTAATATGCTTTACTCGATAGCCATTCTTAGGCAATTCACGCAAAGCACGTCCGGCTAAATCTTCACTATGCCAACGAGTCATGTTAATTATGATTTTACCGCCTGATTCCAAACGTGAAAGCATAGTGTTTACAAACCAGTCCCAGTGTTTCTCTAAGACTGTCGCATTGTTAGCTTCCTCAGCATTCTTGATAACATCATCAATGATAATAATATCAGCACCAAAACCTGTTGCGGTACCTGTTGGAGAAGTCGCCAGATAGTTGTTATAACCGTCTGACAAACTCCACAGGTTTTTCGCAGCATCTCCGTCTTTAATCTTGGAATCAAAAATATCGGAGTAAACAATCTTATCCACATCCGCTTTATTTTGTTGAATAGTGTTACGAACATTTTTAGAGAAAACTGTTGATAGAATTTCGTTATATGAACCAGTCATGATTTTCTTCGTGTGGTCATTACCAAGCACCCACTCTACAAATTTACCGAGCGTGAGCGACTTCCCGTGACGTGGCGGAAGATTCAAAACTAAAACATCGTGTTCATCATCATTTAGAAACGACTGAAACTCTTCGCACATTGTCACCAGATAAGCTCTATCTCGTTTATAAAAGCTTGGCATGATGAGATTACAGTAATCAAAGAAAAAGCGCTTAGACAGCTCGATTTTTGCCCCTAGCGCTATTTTATCCATCTCGACTCGCCAACTTTCTAAGCTCTTCTGTCGATAAGTCTACATAAGGATTGGTTTTGACTGAACCAGATAATTCAACTTTGCTTGTATAATCACCATCCATTTTATTAAGAGTGTCAATTGCCTTAATCATGTCAGCTTCTTTTTCAGCATTTTTAGCTATCTCCGATAAAGCGACCATTCGCTCTTTACGAGTCATAATCGCGGCATCTTGAGCTTCTTCTTGAAGTTCTTTATACCTTACCAAAACCTTACCAAAAAGTTCGCTTGCTTTTACATCTACAGTTGAGTCTTTCCACTTTGATGATTGCTTAAATGCTTCTCTGTATGCTTTTCGTTGGCTCATGCCAGAAATTAGGCATTGAACAAATTTTTCGTGTCTTGCATTTTCTAATACTGGCATTTAATCTCCTTTCCAACAATAAAAGGCTGCCCATTGGACAACCTATTTTTTTCATAGTCTAGCTATATTTATTATTTCTTCAACCATTTGTAAACTAGAATAAAAATTCCAATAAACAATAAGCTTACAACAATAGAAGCCAAGGCTAGAGCTACAAAATTAATTTCCATTACTAAATTTCAACTCCTAGTTTTTCATTTGTTTTATCGATTATTTTTTTAAACGTTTCTTCGTACTTAGTATAGTCTGTAATTCTTATTTTCAGAACATCTAATGGTTCAATTTTTATACCAGTAAAATCCTCTTTTAATGAAGATACAACCATAGCTAATACAACCATTGTAGTATAATCTGATTCTGAGGCATCATCAGATTTATTATCTTCACTTGAATCCTTTTGGTCTTTTGAATCATTATTTTGATATACTTCTTGAAACATTTCAGTTAACAGTTTTACTGTTCTACTAGATCCATAACCAACAGTTTTTTGAACTAAATCTTGAAGTTTTTTTAATCCTCTGGCCTTACTTAAATCATCCATTGCATTATTAGAAATAGCATAATTTGTCCACTCTAACATTATTCCTTGTAAATTACCATCCTTTCGATAGAACTCATCAACTTGTAATGCCTTATTAAACTCAAATTCTCTGTCACTTTTTAATTTATCTCTTACCATATCTGGAATTTTCTTTACCATATAAACTGCTAAGATCAATAGACCTATACTTACACCAGAAATAATATAATCAAAAACATCCTTCAAAATTTAAATCTCCTAATTAATTTTATTAACTAATAATATCATTAATTAAAAGAAAAATAAATCGCCATTTCTGACGATTCTATTTTTATATCTTACTTCATAATACAAGTATATCAGCAAAAACAAGGGTTGAGGCGGCAATTTTAGGCAATTTCGATTCTTTTTTTGCCTATTTTGTCCCTCTCAAATTAAGTGAATAACAAAAGAATAGATGTCATTTCTAAATTTATAGTAAGCAGCTTTAGCTTTCTTCTGTGGAACTTCAAATCCTTGAACATCCAATTCTTGCATTACTTGATACCAGTATCTGCCATTATATCCTTCACATTTTAGTCTTATTACCTCCTTTTCAACTTGAATCAAAGGTAGATACCAGATGTCGATTTGTCTTATCAATTCTCTTAATCTGATTAATTCCTCATCATTTTCAAGCGCTTCTTTATTTAAAACATGACTTTCAGGTTCCGAACCACCAGAATAAGCCGTACGAATACCTAAGTTATCTACTTTTTGCTTATAAAGATATCTGCTTTCAATTGATTTTATTCTGGCTTCAAGTCTGCCATTTACGTAATCTCCAATAATTCTATCTAACTTATCTGCCATTCATCAAATTCTCCTTTTGTGGTATAATTAAGTTAGAAATTCAGTTGCCGAAGCCCATTGCCGTGGACTTTTTTGTTCAATCATTCAATGCCCATAACGTATGCGAGACTTACATCAAAAATTTCTGCTAACGCCTCCCAGATATCTTCATTTCGTGGAGACCGCTTTCCTTGTTCATAATAATACAACTGACTATCATTAAAAGATAGTCCTTTTTCTTTTAGCTTCTCTGATAACTCCTTTAGTGTTATTGTTTGAGCTTTTCTAAGCTCTTTTATTCTGTTTTTTCTCACTCACAGCCTCCTTAATATAGATGTGATATAATATAACTGACCGAAAATAAAATGAAAAAGTATTATTTTTTACATGCGAAGCTCGAATTTGGTCAACTTGGGCTTTTTTTGCGTTCAATCCAATACAAGATTTCCGTCTATTGTTGACATAATCCATAACCAATCGTTAATTTCGGGATATTTTTTATTGAAAGGTAATGGTCTTTCCCCTGTATTCATTGCCATAATCCTATCGTAATGCGGAGAATACCACCAGTCCGTTTTCCCTATCAAAAATTCATTTAGATTATGTTTTTTAAAATGTGCAACTTCTAGCAGTGTTCTTTGAATTAATGATACTTGTTTATTGTCTTTCATTCTTTCTCCTCCAGTTGAGTTTAGCGAGTTCCTAGCTCAGTATGATATAATTTGTTAGACCATAAAAATTATCCATGAAACATTGTTCTATTAAGCTCGAATCTGGTCAGTTCGGGCATTTTTATTTTGGTATGAATTATTGTTATGTGTGCTATAATGTTAATGACTAAAAATAAAAATCGAAGTAATCTTCAGTATTTCGCTCAAGCTTGGTCAGCTTGGGCTTTTTTTGCGTTCAATCCATATGTTTATCAAGCCATTTTTCAGGTAACACGTTCTCTGACTCGTCAAGGTCTGAGCGGTTGAAATCCCATGCGAACTCACTACATCTCAAGCATCTCTTATATGGCAGTGCTTTATACCCATTAACAAAAGGTTCTTCGATATATCTTCGTTCAGACCACTTATGCCCGAACAGCTTACACAAAAGTTTCATTTATATACTCCTAACCCTTTAATAATCTCATCAGCTGTCGTACTAGCCCAAGGTTCTGGAATCTGTGGGTTTATATTTTTACTTATTCGTCTTATAGACATACAAACGATATCTCTTGATTCTAAAAAATATATCCATCGGCAAAAATCTTCGCCTTTCTTTGGGTCTAAGAACTTTAATGTTTCGTCAATCTCTGTAAGCCTATCAAACAGCTCACTTATTCTTGGATTCATTCAATCCCTCCCCACCAGTCATTGACCAGCGATATTAGTTTGTCTGTATTTTTCCATAACTTTGGGATATTTACTAACAAATTTTAATTGTTCTTGATGTAAACGATCGGACCAATGAAAAAGTCTATCAATTTCTGCTAAGGCGCTCAACTTTTGGTAAATCTCTTTAATGTAAAACTCTGCATTTCCTACTGATTTCCAATATGCTGATGTGTTCACTGTGTTACTACTTTTAGCAAATTTTTGTGCGTTAATATCCGCATTTTCTTTTTTCGTCATCAGATTATCAATTTCTTTGAATATAATCTTTAACAACTTTATTTGGTAGTTTTGTACTATTTCCTCTGTTTTCATCCCTCCACCACTTTCACTAAATCAACTCCGAGGGCTTTGCCTGCGAGGTAGGCTCTGGCAATATTGTCATTTTTAACCCAGTCTTTTATAATCCAATCATTAAATTCCTGGTAATCTCTGTAAGCCATCATAATCAACCTATCAGCTGTGAAGTTATGCTTACAATAACCATCGATAATATCCGCAATGCTTTTCGGAATCGTGAGAGTTTTCCTCATATCACGATATCTGTTTGCATCTTGCTTCATCATTTCTTCTTCAACGATTTCAGAAATTCTTTTATTGTCCATCGCCGCTCCCTTCATTTCCATAAGTTCGACTCCACCAATCATCAAAAGTTTGTTCGGTTACTCCCTCTTCATCAAAATGAGGTAATCGGTCATTGCCATATTCAAACCACCAATCCTCATGCCATTGCATACGCATTAGTTCTTTTTCTGATAGATTTTCCATATCATCAAATGTTTTTGCACGAATCGCTCTTAAACCAATCCAATCATACTCATTATCAAACCAACCAGCATGACTTTTTGCTTCATTTCGTGTATCTGCAAAGGTAAGAGCTTGTCGTCCCTCATCATCCCAAGGGTTGCTAATTATCCAAGCTTTCATTTATCCCCTCCAATCGCTGCGAGTGCTTTACTTGCAATAAGTTGATAATTAAATATTGCGTCTTCAACTGTATGACCACCAGCTATTTCTGTCAGTGCCTTTTTCGCAGTGTTAAGCTGTTCTTGGAGTTCGTCTCTTTCAGCACGTAATGAATATATATATTTAACTTCTTGGAGTTCAAGTTCTCGTTTACTTAAAAGTTTAGGTTTTCCTACTAATTCTAGGCTCATTCTCCGTCCTCCACAGGCACAAGCTCATAGCTCCCAGTTTGCATGCTGTCGATTTCTTGCTGGGTGAAGGCACAGTAGTCTTTTGGTGGGTACATACCTTTAGCTGACATAGCGTGAGAAAGTCTATGCTCTCCAGTTTCAGTTAAATCAGCATGGATATATTTTTTTAGATATAAATCATTAATTGAGTTCCGTTTACTCATATCAATGTGCTTCAAATAGAACAACTGCGGTTTTTCGACTTCATATTTGCGAGTGATAAAAGCTAGAGCGAAAGTATCTTGATTATCAATACCCTCACAAAGCCAGTTGTAGACTTGTAGCCAATCTTTATTTTCTTCGGTAAAAACCTCAACTTTTGATTTAATTAAGTCGATAGCTTCGAACGCTGAGTAATGGTCCGGTATACTTTCAATAGCTCCTGCCACACGCTCAGGCACGACTGGCAGGGCTTGCTGTGGTTGCCAATCTTTGAATACCGTTAGTAGTTGAGCTTTATTCCAGTACTCTGCATAATTTGTACTTTTCGAAACTGGTAAACTACTTAATTCTTCTTCAAACTTAGTCATTTTTCGTGTCCTCCAATACAGCTATTAGTTCTCTAGTATTGTCTATTTCAAGAATCTTCACTTTACGATATAGGAATGCTGGGCTAAATACCTCAACATCCTCGCCATAATTAAATTGAATTAAAGTATTCCCGATAGTATCTTTTAAAATCACTGAAGTGTGATCCGCAATTGTTTTTAGTAAACTTTCAACTGTCATCTAATTTTCCTCAAATTCTTCCATTTTTTCATCAAATTTACGTCTAGTAATTTTTGATATTTCACCAGTTTCAATTAACGTGAATATCCAATCCAAAAACTTAGTCATTGATACTTCGTTGTATGTTACAGATTCACCTTCAGCGAACTCAACTTCAATATAGTCAACCCATTCTTCACCACCCCAGCATGTAGGGCAAGTTGGAGAGACATCAACACTGCCACCTTCTATTGAAGTAATTATGCAGTCATTTAATTTTAGTTTCATCTAGCTGCTCCTCTCCCATAAAAACCATATCAACGGTTTCGTTGTAAAGATCGACTCCAGGGCTATTGAATGGAAATTCATCACATTCAGGACAAGAGATACTATCTACTAAATCAGGAATTGAGTCAGTGAATTCAAGAGCAGTAATAAAAGTAGGAACATTGATATAATAAGCCTCTTCACCACCGCCTTTTATTTCAGCTTGATAATATTCTTCACTTTCATAAGCTCCTAAGCTTACTGGGTCAACTCTCTGATCAAAATAGTGACAATTTACATATTCAATTTCTTTGTTGCAATTTTTACACTTCATCTCATCCCTCACTTCGTCGCATTGACAGCATCGTCTGACAAGTCTTTAGTCTGTTGTGCATCAGTCACAGCCTGAGATAACTCGTCAGTCTTTTGTTGAGCGGCAGTTAGCTTTGAGTTCAAATCACTAATCTGTTGCGCCATCTTCGCCTTATCTTGGTTCGCTTGATTCAATTGTCTAGCGACTTCTTCTTTTTGCTGATTGAGTGCGTTCAGTTGATTTTGATAGCTAGCAGCTTGATTTTGCAAATTTGAGTTATCTTGATTGATTTGGTCTTTCAACTGGTTGATTTGGTTGTTCAATTGATTCAGTTGGTCTGAATATTGCTGTGAGCTATTATTAGCCTGTTTAAGCTGCTCGTTTCGGTCTAGCAAGCGTTGATTCAAGATAGAGATATTCTGTTGCACAGCGACCATATTTTGATGTCCTGCCCATGCATTAGCTGCATAAGCCCCAAAAGTTGCTGAACCAAAGATTCCTGCTGCGACTACTGCTGTTGTGATTAATTTTTTATTCATTGTTTGTTCTTTCCTTTATTTAAAGACGCTGTCGTCTTTTCTTGAGTTTTCGATTGCCATTTGCGCTCTGATATTTCTTCGCAACCTACGTTCTTCTTTTGTTTCGTGCTTTCTTCGCTCACGATCGGTTATTTCATCAGAAATCTTAGATTTTGAACCACCATAGGGCTTCCAACCAGGATATTTTTCCATCATCGCTTTTTCATTTACAATGGCAACTTTGACTGCGTTCTTTTTCGAAGAATTAGCCATACCATTTTTAACCCAACCATCGACTGAATGAGGTGAAACAAGAAGCATTTTTGAAAGCTCTTTTTTTGTACCAGTTCCCTTTTTTATCCCATTGAAATATACATCATAAATTTTTTCTAATCTTGCCATCTCCTGCCTCATTCAATCCACTTAGTTTATTTTTCCATTGCTCATGAAACCATTCGTCGTCTTTGTCAGCGACTTTATGATTCTTCAAGATATCCTTATCTTTAAAATCTAGGACATTTTTTTCTTTTTGCGTTGTCATACTAACACCTCATATTTTAGTTTCTAAGCGCTTTTAGCTTGTTCGTGATAAATTATCCATGAAACAGTTTAAGCACTCAATGTAACCGTAATTTTCATGAATTAGAGCTATTCTGTCAGTTCTTTCACTACTAACTCTACTTTCCAGGTCTTTGTATCTCCAGAAAGACCGCCATGTTCAAAACTTGTTCTGCGAATAACGTTGTAATTATCATCATTCCAAATTCCAGCATCTGTCAGTCCGTCTATTAATGCTTTAGAAGTTGGTTCATAATTTGGTGGATCATATTTAAAGCGTTTGGGTGGATAAATTACGACAAATACATCGCAACGGTGTTTCTCATGGAATTGCTCAAATACTTCGTCTGACTGGTCTAGCCATTCATGAGCTGTTCGACATGCAATCCGTCTTAAACGCTGTTTAGTGTTATTGGCAGCAATTCTTGAACCATAAGTTGTGCCTTTATTATCATTCTCATTTATCATTTCTTTTCTGAGAAAGTTAAATTCAAATTTCATATATTGACCTTTTTAAACGATTTTTATTTTTTCGTACTCATCCTCGACACGTTTTCCGTATTCCATGTGCCAAGGTAAGATACGCTTTGATACTTCTGCGACACTCAAACTAGTTATTGATGAAATGAACATCCATGGGCTTATCAGTAATCCATTTTCCTTAGCCCATTTAATCCATCTGTCGTAATGGTCTGGAGTGATTCCCTCACAGACTCTACTAGCAAGTTCAAGATAATA